TATTTGGAGTAGTCAACGATTGAATATAATTTGTGATTGCTGAGTCAATTATAAAAGTCTCTTGTTGCATTTTTCCTTGTTTAAACAAAAAGAAAAATCCTGTGTTGTTGGAACTGTCTCCGGAACCGTCTGATCTATATGTATAGGTAAGTCCTGTGCCTTCTATTGGTCTCGATTCGTATATAGATTCTGAGTCTTCTAGTGTTGACGGCACTATTTCAAAATCTCTGTTTACTCCGCCTACACTTGAGGTGAAGTTAAACATTGGCAAGTCTGATTGATTCGAACTTAATGTATAGACATCTGTGTCAATGCCTCCAATCTTGTTTGACTCTCTTGGATTTCCGAATAGCTGTCCTGTTTGATTGGCCGCATTCAGTATTGCTGTAAATTGTTCTCTATAATTTGAATTTGCAGAATCATTCCAAATAACTGTTTGATTGGAAACATTTGCTCCAGATGAATCTCTTACATCTTGTGTTGTGGATATTGCATTTACTTTCAATAGCCCAGTTGCTGGTTGATTTCTTTTTGCATTGTAGTTGATCAGTCTTGCTAATCTTAAAATTGAATTTCTTCTTTCTGCTGTTTCTAAAAAGTTTTCTCTAGCATTTAGATCAACTCTGAATGATAGTGCCTGTGCTATGTAGGCAATTAAATCTAAAAGTGCCACATACTCAGAGCTTTCAACAAAGTCATTGAAATCGTCCGGATAATTTTCCTTTAGGTAATTGACCATTGTTCTACGAAGTGTTTCAAAATCGTAGGATTTAAAGTCTGCTTGTTGGAAAGATTGGTAAATTTTTCTCCAATCCTCTGCAACTAATAATCTATTTTGTCTGTCTGTAGTGGCCATTGTTTTTTATTAATATTAACAATGGTATTTATAGGATATATTAAGTGCGTACTTTAAGATAGGCGTAACAATGAGTTCTCATCGAAGTTGAACGATAGTTTTTCAGTGATGTTTAGTGGAACATACGTTATTGACGCCTGTATGGCTATTCCTTTGTCTGCTTCTCTCACTGTTATATCGCTTGTGGATAACCTAGGGTCAGCATTTAAATTTGCTGTTACGTCCTCAAGTATTGCTTCTTTAAGTGCTTCTGTGAACGGTTCGAATATGGCATCGTAAATTATAGTTCCAAACTCTGGGTTTTCAACACGTTCTCCCTTACGCACCGACAATCTATTAATTAGATCTTGTTTGGCCACTTCAAAGTCGTACAGTTTAAAATTTTTCTGCTCTGCTCGAGATGAAAAACCTTTGAACGTGACTGTCCCGCCGCCTGTACTATTTGATGAATTTGAATCGTATGCCATTTGTAGTATTTATTCTACCAAAATTTCAATTTACTAATGAAAGCGCCTGCACTTTTAATTGCTGTGGATATCCCTGATGGATTTCTGTACATACCGGCTGGTCCAGTTTTAGATCCTAAAAAGAAGTTTTCTGCAATAGTGGCATATTGTTTTATTTGGGCCACACTTTCAGTTATGTTGCCTGATAACATACCTTGCACAAATCCTAATGCTTCTTGTTTAATTACATTTTCAAGATTTTTTGCTGTATCAACTATTCCGGTGATTTGTTCAACTTTTAAGTTTACCTCATCATTTAATGCCACAAGTTTTTTAACCTGATTTGATACTCCGACTACTGTTTTGTTTGCCAGTAATGTTTCTTTTATTTCTTTTAATTTTGCCGACGACATCTCTGGATTACTTTTTTTAATTTCTTCCATTATCCCGTTAATATATTTTTTCTTACGTGCTTGACTGCTTTGCCTTGCATATGGCTCGTGTGTCACAAAGTCCGACACTGTTGTTTTAACATCTAGCGTGTTTGGATCACCACCTTCTTTGATTGGTTTTTCTACATCTATGTCTTTGCCATCTGTAACAATAATTGCCACGTTCTCATGCTCAGGTGTTAACCAACTGCAACCATATGACGGTGCAGATCTACCCCCTGAGTTTAAATCAATCCTAGAACCTTTCAGATCCATACGTCCGCCAGCACTGTGCAGTTGTGAACCGTCAGCATGTGACATTATGCTACCTTTGGCATAACTTTGTATTGCAGACTCTTGTGAAGCATTAAAGATTCCATACTTACCCATGTTGTATAATTGTGGTGCACTGTTGGCAATGTTTATATCAGCAACCATTCTAATTCTCTGTTTGGCATGGAAGTTAATATCTCTGTCTGAGTGTAGGTTAAAGTCACCCCCGGATCTTATGTTAATACCTGCCGCGGAAAATATGCTTATTGTTCCGTCTTTGGACATTTCTATATATGCTTTCCCTGAACCATTTGCAAGATACACAACACCCTCTGTGTCGTGCATCAACAATTGATGTCCTGATGATGTTCTAATTCTTGCAAGTCTGTTGTTGCCTTTCTTGTCTCCGTCATCTAAAACAAAACAATGTCCAAGATCTCTGTCTACACTTATAGGTGTATTATCAAGTCCTATGTTTCGTACTCTAGAATCTTCACTGATCCCGCCCGGAGTGCTCCATCCAAATACTTGGCTTGGTGTTTCTCTTCTTGCACTTGATGACGTTGTGCCTCTTACATCGTCTTTTATTAATCCTTCTTGAAACAGTTGTTCGGCTAATACATCATTAACTGGAAACTTCCATTTGTTTATTGCTTCTATTGATTCACCTTGACTGTATGCTTTTTTATTTTTTTCTTCTACCGGTAAAAAATTTGTGCCGTAATTTTTTACTTTCTGTCCTGCGTTTGCGGCTATACCTCGTTCTCTGCCACTTATAGCATTTGTGTTATTGTATGTGTTTTCTGATGACCCCATACCGGGTATTTGTTGATTGGTTAATGGTTCTTGAATGCAACCAATCCAGAATGCATTTTTTTGTGATGTTTCACCTTTGGCAAATATTACAAGTACATTGGTGTCCACATCAGGTGGAATAGCCCACATACCATATGACCGTTGTTGTGGTCCTGAGTCACCATCGACTGTGTTTGCTTTGAAGGGTTTTGCACCATAGAACGGGGACAAATACTGGCACCATATAACCTGTTCAGCATTAATGTCGTGTCCGTCTGTTTTGGATAGTGCAGGAATTACCACACCCAATCTTCCCATTTTTAGGGGGTCTATTGTGTTCTTAACAACACCGATATATGGGCCTGAATCTTTTACATTGTGCTTGTCACTAAAATCTTTTAGGTTGTCTTGTGTGTCTGTAAATCCGCTTGATATTTTATAGTTGGCCATAATCTATTGTCCTCTCTTCTGCTTATATATCGTTCTTCCGTCTGGTAGGTTTACTTCTATGCCTTTAGTAACTGCATTTGAAACCTTGGATTTAACACTGGAAGTTTCAATTCTATTGTTACCTCCGGGTTTTCTCGGATTGGAGGATCCTGGAGCTCCTGGTGGTGCTACTGTGGTTGTGTTTTTGTCTGATGAACCATAAATTTTTGTAATTGAAGTTTCAAGAGTTTCTGCCGCAGACCCTTGTTGTTGATTCATTCTAACCAGATGTAATGTTTGTAAAAATTGTCCATTGTTGAATTTGCTGTCAACTTTAACAACTTGGTATATTCCGGTAAATGTTTGATTATCGACCTTCATTCCACCTTTGTTAATTGCTCCTGCATGATGTTGATACACTCCAATTTCATCATCTATATCATCGGGTGGTCTTTGAAAACTTAACTTAACCAACGGTTGAAAGTTTTCTGAATTGAAACTTCCATATTTGGGACTTATTACGCCGGATTCTATTCCGTCTGCCTTTTTTGATCTGTCTTGGTGTATATTGATAAACTGATCCTGACAAATAAATGCTGGGTCTCCTAGTATTTCTAGTTCTACCCTGATCATATCCACTTCTGGGTTGGTTATATAATCGTAAAACTGTTGTGATTTGTTTGATCCTGATTCCATCGAGTTTGTGCCTTGTAGATTACTGGGACTGGATCTTAAATCAGATTGTTCAGATCCAAACACTTTTTTTAAATTTTCTTCAAAGTCTTGATACTGTCCTTTTTCTTTAGCATCTTCTTTAAACGGTCTAATATTTCTCAGATAGTATGCAGTTTTATAGTTAATTCTTAAACTTTGTATATCCACATTATCTCCTGTGTATATGT